CAAATAGACAACACTGAGCAATTATTGTTGGCTGTTGACGATTACATCAGAACTGAAATGGCTAAACAAGTAGGATATGCAGAACAAGATGCGTTAGAGTGCGAGTTACAGCCATTGCCAATAATGAGAGCCCAAAGTTTGATTGATAGAGTAAATGCTGCTTTCCAGCAACATTTTGATGGATTATTTTTAGGATATATGTTAGATTTTTTTTATGATAGGATAGCTGATTGGAGGGAACGCTTAGGTGATTCCCGTTGTTTAATTTTGGTATTTGTTGCTTTATTATCGATCTATGCTGTGTACTCGATTTATGAGTACTACAGTCCGGAAAAGAAAGATGATAAGGTGAGCGAAGCCCCAAGATTTCACAAGTCTAATCAAAATAAAAAAGTAGTTGATGTTAAGAATATAATACCCAACAGTGTTATACAACTTTTAGATAGGAAGAAATTTAATGTTTTGAATAAGAAGGATGAACCCCCACAATTAAGTAAATTTGCGAGGAATTGTATAGTAGCCAAAATACATTTAGTGAGAGATGGCGAGACAATAGAAGTTATAACCTCTGGATTATTTTCTGGAGATAAACTTTTGTTGACTTACCATGCCATATACCCCAATACCGAGAATTTGATATTTACAATTTATGATAACAATGGAAATGTGAAATATGATAAGATTTTTATGCAAGCGATATGGAAAGATTATGATGATGATGTTTGTGTGTTCCAACTTCCAAAAGAGTTGCCGAGGTATTATAAGATGCTTAAAGTTGATGTCACGTCGACTAATAATAATGCCTTTATGATTACACCAAGTGGAATTATCAAGATGGAGAAGCATTTTACGATGGATTCCATAAATCAGACTTATCAAACGCGGTCTGGTTATAGTGGTAAACTGACAGTACTTGATCACGTTTACGATTTTGAAATGGATGGTTTATGTGGTGCATGGTTAGTTAATGAGGATGGATATTTGGTAGCACAGCACGTCTCAAGTGCCGAGCTACATGATGGAAGGTCTATTGGAGTAGCGAAAGTTATTACCAAGAAATCTCTATTACAAATTCAAAACTTATTTTTACAACCAATTGGAGTTATATTAGAAACAAAGGATGTAGATGAAGCAAATTTTTCAGGTGCTAGAATTGACAGGGAAGTATTTGTGGTTAATAATACCAAATCAAATATAGTACCGTCACTAGTGCATGGCATTTTTGAAGTGCAGCGTAAACCAGCAGAGTTATTGTCTATGAAAAAAGTTAATGAGTTACACCGAGAGAGTTTTTCTGTAGCACCATCAATAGACCTCGTCCCAATACCGTTTGTCGAGGAAGCTATGGAAGAATTAATTTCACGTACACTTAAAGGAGAAGAATTTGCAACACCGTTGACTGAGAAAGAAGTGGTTTGCGGAACCGCAGACTTAAATAGGATAGACCCCACAACATCTGTGGGATATGGATTAACAGGAACAAAGAAAAATTTTTTAGATTACGAACAGGGAACCATATCACAAGATTTAAAAAATCGTGTGGTAGAAGTGACAAATAGCATGATTAGGAACGAATTTGATTTTAGTACTTGTTATGTTACAACTATGAAAGATGAG